TGAAGACCTTGGGCTGTTTGTTCCGAAAACAGAGCACAAGGTTTTAGACGCTGTGTTTGGCTACTGACGTATTGCTGGATTTCACCATGAACGATGTGAATACAACTCCTGAGTCCCTTCATCCCCTTTCCCAGCAGCTGAGCAAAGAGCGCAAGTCAGCGGTTGATAAGAGGCGAAATGCTGGGTTAGATGATATTTGGGACAAAGCTCGGAGACAATATAAAGGAGTTGATGAGAATGAGGGTTCGACAGAAGGGCTAACGACGCTGGACGGCCCTGTGACCCTGACCGGGTTCAACAACCAGGGCGGCTCCAACCAGTCCAAGGTCTTTGACAACATCACTCGAACATATACAGAAACAGGTGTTTCCAAAGTCACAGACATCCTCCTTCCCACCGGCAAGCATCCGTGGGATCTGAAGCATACCCCTGTCACGGAAAGCCAACTGATAACTGAGGCACTAGAGCAAAACCCTGAGCTAGGCCAGTACATGAATCCGGCGCTAGCCAAGAAGCTCCAGGGCAGCGCGGAGCAGACAACTGAAGCGGCGAAGCAGTATATTAAGGACTACTTGGACGAATGTGATTTCCTTGGAGAGATCCGAGAAACAATATCCCAGTCAGGGATCACAGGCACTGGGGTACTTAAAGGCCCGATTCCTAAAAGGAGAGAACTAAGCCAGGAAGTAGAGGAGTTCGTCGAGTCTCTCCCGGAAGAAGCCGACATCGCGTATCAGCTTAAATATGCTCCCATATCAAAGAGCATCCCCGTCGAGAACCTGTTCCCTGATCCGCTGTGTGGCACTGACATCCAAAACGGCGCGTTTACCTGGGAGCGGATTCCCGAGGTATCCAAAAGGATGCTGGAGTCTTATGCGGAGCAGGAGGCTTATTTTCCCGAAGCCATTAAAGAATGCGTCAAGGAAGGCCCGAAGGACCATGAGGGCAAGAGTAAGAACCTCAACAGCCCGTTTGAGATTTGGATTCGCATAGGCAAAATCCAGCAAAAACAATCCCCCTACCATAACCAGTTCGTCGTGGTAGAGATGTGCAATAATCGGATTATTAAGGTTGCACAGTACCCGCTGGAAAAGGAAACCTTCCCGTATGACCTGCTTTTGTGGGAACCCAGGGACGACTCGTGGGCGGGCATCGGCGTGCCGGAGCGAATTGAGACTCCCCAGCGAGGCCTCAACTCATCCCTAAGAGCAATCCACGACAACATGAAGTGGAGCGTCGGGTTTCAGTTTCTGTTCCAAGAAGGCATCATCGAGCCGTATGAGGGCAACGACTACAACCCGACTCCCTACAAAAAGTGGCGAGTAATCAAGGATGCGTTTAGCTCCAGCGTTGACCCAAAAGAGGCAATGGGAGTTATTGAGTTTCCCAATTATACCCAGCAGCTGATGCCGATGGCGACGTATTGGCTCCAGCGCGCGGAGCAAACAGCCAATCTTCCTCTAGTCCTTCAGGGTCAGCCTAGTAGTGAAAGCGTTGGCGTGACGCAGGCGATGCAGAGCAACGCTACGACGAACCTGCGTAAAATAGTCAAGTCTACTGACGACAAGGTGCTCACTCCTCATATCAACAGGTATTATGAGTGGTCACAGATATATGGCCCGGAGAGCATCAAGGGAGATGCTAAAGTCATAGCCCTAGGCTCAAGTGTCCTCATCGTCAAGGAGCTACAGCAGCAGATCCTTATGCAGCTCCTAGACAAGAGCCTTATCCGGCAGTTCAACCTATCCCCCCAACGTATAATGCAAGCGGTGCTTGAGGGCAACCAGCTTGAGTACGAAAAGCTGATGCTTACTGAGGAAGAACGGCAAGAGCTGGCTCAGCTAGAGCAACAGCCCGAGCCGCCGGTGCAGGTTGCCCAGATCGAGGCTGAGTGGAGAAAGCATGACACTGACATTGATGCTATGCTCAAAAAGATGGAGCTAGCATTAGAGGCTGAGAAGAACCAGCTTAACTATGAGGCAGCGATTAACAAAACCGAGATGGACTCCCTAGCGAAGCTGGCCACAGCACCTGAACCGCCAGTTCCCCCGCAGGGCAAGCCAGAGGAGCCAAAGGTGCCCAAGGAAGAGCCGCCGGATCTGGACGTTGAAACTGCATTAAAGGTCATGGGGCTAGGTTGATGGAGTACAAACTGGAGTTCACAGAGTGGGATAAATCAAATGGTATTGCTCCCAAATTGTTGACAATCGCTCGCGCACGAGCTAAGCTGATAACAGAGAAAACTATGCAACAGGGCAATACGCAAGCTCAGGCTGACTTCAACCGAGGGGTCTACTCAGAGCTAAAGTCCCTCATCAAATCCTTAGAAGATGCTGGAGTCCAAGATGCCTCTTAACCCAATTCCTACAGAAGAGCCGTTGTTTCAGCAACTCGCCCAGCAACAGCAAGCCCAACAGGCCCAACAGGTTCCTGAGGACGGGGGCGAAGGGGAGGTTGACCCGTTCCAGCAAATGATGGAGGATACGGGGACTCCTGCTGAAGCTACAGATGGAGTGCCGGGGGATGAGGGCGAGGAAGGGGCTCCTGCTCCATGGATCAAAGACCTCACCGAGGACCAGGCGTACAAGGCGCTGGTTCAGGCCCAAAATTTCCCTGACAGGTTCGAGGCGTATCGAGGGGAAACGGCGAAGACGATCTCCCAGCTCCAACAACAAGTTCAAAAGATGCAAGGCTCCCCGACAGAGCCCAGCATTGACGTTGATAAGATCAAGCAGGTTCTTGAGAAGTACGACCCAGGACTCGCCAGCAGTGGCTTGGCTGAGGTGCTGGCTGATGCTATCAAGTTCACGCCGGTTTCTCAGGAAACCCTCAACCCTCTTCTTCAGCCCCTACAGCAGCAACTAGGGGATTTGCCAATCGGCAACCAGATCGTTTTGTCGCATTACGACGCTGACGATGTAAAAGCGATTGTGCCTCCTATGGCCGATGATGGGACTCCGCAGCCTCAAACACAGCGGCATAAGGATTTCCTTGAGTGGTTCGAGCTGCAGCCGCATACCACCCAATCGTCGCTCAGCACGTTTGGCCCAGGGTATGTGAGGGCGCTGAAGAAGTTCGAGAGTTGGGAGCAGGGACGAACACAAGACAGGAGTAAAGTCGCAGGGGAAAGATCCTCTCGACTTGCCGGGGGCACTCAGCCGTCGGCAAACAGAACCAGGGGCCAGGCTACGACTAAAACCCCTGACGATCTTTTTCTGGAAGGCTTTAACGAGGTTTAAGTAGATGGCAGGTCAAACTTACAGTACAGATCCAGGGCGGCTAGAAAAGCATCTTGGCCGCACTCTGAAGAAGGCGCAGGTCAGCGAGATGCTGACTAAGCTCGGCGGGCAGGAGCAGATTCCCCAAAACAAGTCAGAGACGATTGAGTGGAATCGGTATCTGCCATACGGCGGCGTCGATAATGTCTGGCTTGCCGCAGGTGGCGACAGCGACTTTATCACAAAGCACCTAACCCAAGAAGGCGTTACGCCGCAGGCCGACAGCATCTCCAGCACCACGGTCAGCGCGAAGCTGCAGCAAATCAGTGCGCTGTACTCCTACACCGATAAGATGCGTATCCTGCATGAGCAGGGCGACGTTATCCCTCGGGAGATGGAAGATCAGCTTGCAACCCGCATGATGATCTGTGCTGAGATGATGGTGTATGGTGAGCTGAAAGGCTGTACTAATCAGTTCTTCGGCGGCACCGGCACCTCTATTGAAACTGTCAATGGCCCGCCGTCTCGCAGCATGTTCCAGAGCATCAGCCGTACTATCCAGCGTTATCACGGTGGAATGCCGAAGAAGATGCTGAAGGCCGGTGCTCTGTTCGGCTCGCAGGCGATCAATGCTGGGTGGCCGGTTTACTGCCACACAGACATGGAAGCGACGTTCCAGAACATGCCTGGGTTTACGGAGCGGAAGGATTACGGCGATCCGAACAACGTCATTGACGAGCAGGAGATCGGCAGCATTGGCCGGTTCCGCATTATCGTCAACCCCCTCCTAACCTACTACCCGGCTGGCGGTGCTGTGGTTGGGTCAGCGATCAGTGGGTTTACTCCTAAGGCTGATGACAGCACCAACATCGACGTTTACCCGCTCATTATCATGGGGCAGGGTAAGGGCCATAACGAGGACTCGTTCGGCCAGGTGGCACTACGCGGGCGTGAAGCTGTCAAGATGACCCATGTACCTGTCGGGCAGGCCAGCGGCGCTGACCCACTGGGCCAGCGTGGGTATGTCGGCGGCATGACCTGGCGCGCACAGAAGGTGCTTAACGACGCCTGGATGGCTGTTGCATTCGTTGCTACTGAGGCGCTCTAATGGCTGATGTTACAGTTGACGACGTTGGCCGAGAGCTGAAAGGCCTCGGCCAGCAGGGCCAGGACATCGTGTGGGCTTACTTGAAAGCGCAAGAGGCCCGCACAGCTGCCCTGGAAACGGCTTTTGCAGCCCTCACCACCAAGCTGGACTTGGATGCTGGGGTGACTGACGAAGACTACAATACGCTTGATCCGGCGTAATTGAAGCTAACAGCGTAACAACAGACGGAGTAAACTATGGCTCTTGAGACAACCCGGAACGACGCAGATTCGCATGGGCGTTATTCCATGATCCTCCGCAGCGGCACTCGGACTGCTGCGGATTTCACTGTGGACCTCGGCTTCGATCCCCGCAAGGTGGCTGTGACTAACCTCACGGACCGAGTGCGGGCAACGTGGTTTGCTGGCGTAGGAGACGACAAGCAGTTTGTCGAAGTTGCAGCAGGTACCACGACCTATGCGGATGCTGGGATCTCGTGCAGCAAACGCCAGGTCAACGTCGATGTGTCGGTGGCGAATCTGGAAACCGACGACGACGACGTGCTGATCGAGGCGTGGGGGTAAGACAATGCCTGTAAAAGAGACGGCTGTTCGCCAAGACCCTGAGAAGACGCATGACAGCGAAGGACCGCTGGATGTTCAGCCTGTTTCCGGCGCAGGCTCGACTAAGTATGCGGAAGACCTGGCGTTTATGGAGGAGTTCGTAGAGGTGATGGTTGCTCCGTCGCCTGGCCAGGATGATACTACCCGGCTCGTGGGGCCAGTTTCGGTCAACGGGATTGGGCAGTATTTTATCCGGGGAGAGTGGGTTAAGTGCAAAAGGAAGTTCCTGGGGGCGCTGTTACGCGCCCGGCAGGAGTCGTGGACGTTTGGGTATAAGAGAACCCCTGACGGCCAGACCCGCGACACGCAGGCGGCGATTCAAAACGCCCGGTTTCCGCTGTCTGGCGTCAGGGATCAGAACCCTAAAGGAGCGGCGTGGCTTCAAGCTAAACAGCAAGAGAGAATCTAGTGAACTTCTTAGAGCTGTGCGAAGCTGTGTTTGAGGAGGTTGACGGGAGGGCACTCGGCTTCCCGTCAACCAACTTGGGCCGGATTACTGGCGGGGAGTTGTGTGTAAAAGATCCCTTCCAGCGAAAAGTCATTCGGGCGGTGAGAAGGACTCACGACAGCATTTGTGCAGCGTCTAGGCACTGGGATTTTCTTTACAAGTCAGGGTTTATTTTCAACATCTCAGAGGGGGAGATTGCATACTCCCTTCCGCTGGTTGATAACATTCTCCAAGACAAGCTCACGTTTGTAGCGCAGGGCAAGTCGCTGGGAACAGCGATGTATGTTATGGATTACTCCTGTGTGTCGCTGGGACGGACGACGTTGCTGACTAAAGGCATCCCTAATACTCTGGCAAAAGGGGCTAATGGGCTGTGGATTGTGAACCCAGAGCCAGTGGTTTCTGGGGCCGTTCATGGGGAGTGGCTGAGTAAGCCGGAGTCTTTAGAGGATTCTGACGACGTTCCAATGTGGGGTGACGACTTCTCCGACCTGCTCATCTGGGAATCAATCCGAGACTTATCCTACGACTTCTTTCAGGAGAATAGTGAAGCTGGGGTCTCTATAGTCAAAAGGGCGGGGCATATCACGAAGCCGCTGTGGCTGGAGTTTAGGGCTAAGTACCTTCCAGCGTCGAGAACTTTATCCAATAACAGGAGGCCGTGATGGCTTTTTCTTGCTCTGTGGTGAGTGTTGGGAAGGAGTGGACGCAGCTCTCAGCGGAAGTGAGCACAGTAAAGTTGCTGCAGGTTGGGCACGACGGAAGAACCCAGCGCCCGCTGATTGATATAATGGCTTTTTCCGCAGCCCCAGCAGCAAGTGATGTAGGCATTACGCTGTTAAGCGGAGAAACAGCGAATGCGTCGCTGCTTGCTGACCTTTCCGACTCAGGTGTGCTGTATGGAAAGGTTGTTGTCTCAGGGAACCCAGATATAAAGGTGAATGTGAAAGTTGTTGAGGGGTAAGACGATGCTTGCCGCTTTCAGCCCGCTTACTCCTTTTGCGCTGGGCAGCCAGCTCTTTTTTGCTGGGGGCAGCTGTTCTGAGGAAGTCTGGTTAATTTATCCTCCTCCCCTTCCAATAACACTTGAGTATCAAGATTGTTATAAGCCCCCAGGATCAGCGGCCTCTATCAAGACAAGTGGAAGTGACGGTGGGCCAAGAGAGGCCTACACCACCTCTGAGGCGGAGCAAACGATTTTTGGGGAGTGGATAGCGGGACCAACGCAGTATCCTGAGATTGGGGATGATGGCTTTTTGATTGCAGACACAGGCGATTTTTGTGTCTCCTTAGATGCAAACATAAACTGGGACCCTTATCCTCCAGATTCTCCGATAGTTATTCCATACACAACTGGTTGTAGCTTCAATAAGGACTCAGCAGCGATAAATGTTAGTTACTAAGGAGGGTGTATGTACGATGTTCATCATGAACGATGTGAATACAGAGCATGATACCTCCTTCTGAAAACAGCATTATTCCTGTCAGCTCATTCAACGGGCTGAACAATAGGGCAAATGAGGATTCCTTGGCTTTCCAAATTGGAGAGTCAGGGATTTTTCTCTCTAAGGCGGAAGGAGTCTTCTTTACTGATTTAGGGGAAGCAGCGGCTTTCCCAGCCCCCTCCGCTATCTCAACATCCCCCACAACGTCGCTGTTCTCTTGCCCCCTGGGAGTGTTTGCCCAGCAAGGACAGGATTTAGTTTTCAATCCCCAGGGCAACCACGTCACGCTGTTCTCAAGCCTCATAGACAAAGCTAGGTTTGTATATCATCAAGGGCTGGTTTATTGGACAGATGGGTTGAACGCGGGAAGAGTAAACAGCGATCTAGTAAACAAGCCCTGGTTCGTGGAATACGCCAACGCGCCCTCAGTGGCAGCGACAACAGGCAGCTTGCCCGAAGGTGCGTACCTAATCTCAGTCACGTTTCTTGACAAGGATGGGAGAGAGGGGGCTTGTGGGCCGTCAGCGTTTCTTGCTCTCACAACAGGTGGGATTGAGGTTAGTATAAGTGCGAACTCCTCCACCACAGCAGCAGCGCGGGTTTGGATCACCCTGCCTAACGGCAGCGTGCCGATGCTTGTGGATCAAATCTCAATAGACGAGTTCCCGTACACAATAACAAACCTCCCAACAGCAGACATCCCATTAAGAACCCAGAACAAGGACAACCTTCCTGTAGACAGAATTATGGTGCCGTATAGGGGTTATTTGTTCTCGGCAGTGGGAAATTATATTTGGTACTCCCTTGGTCCTGTGTCTCATCTCACAGACATTGAGAAGAATCTGTTTGTGTTTCCTGAGACGATAGTTGGGATGGCAGAGACAAGCGGCGGGTTGTTTGTAGCAACGGAGGGCGGGCTGTACTTCATTGGGAAGCTGCATAATTCTAGCAGCCCTGACTTAGAGTCAGCGGTTGTTGAGAAGAAGAACTCGTTAAAGTATGCTAAGAATGGGGTTAGTGTTTCAGGGCTGATGTTTCCGAAGCTCCAGTCCCCTGATAAGGTCGCTGTGTTCGTGTCAGAGGCTGGGTTGGCAATAGGCGCTGGAGATGGCAACGTCGCTTTACCACAGCAACAGATTTTAGAGCTGGATGTCGAGGGAAAGGAGGCAGCGTTTGCCTTCTTCTCCGAGCAGGGCACCCCGCTACTCGCATTCTCGCTGGAGAGTTAAATGGGCATTCTTACTGGCTATAACGGGCAGGATCGTCAAGACCTTGACACTACGATGTCTGACATTCGAGTGCAGCTCGAGACTTTTGTCAGCAAGGCTGAGCAGGCCAGCGAGACAGCAGGGGAGAGTGTTGGGGATGCAGTGGCTGCTGTTATTGAAGCCCTTACTGCGATGCAGGAAGTGGCTAAGATTGAGATTGATTTTGAGGCGCTGGGAGACTTCACGCCGCCTGAAGAGCTGCCAGCGGCTGGGAACTTTGATGCTAGTTTCCGTACTCATCACCCAGACATTGACGGGGTCACTGGCCCTGATATTCCTAGTAATCCTATTTCAAGTCTAAGCAGCGAAGTAGGGGATGTCTTAGGAGCTGGAGAATGGACAGCGACGCCTCCCACTCCTACATCCCTCGGCACCCTGCCTGCGCTCGAGGGCGTGTTTCCCACTATCGGGGATGTAGGAACAGCGCCGACGCCAGCGGATTTAACGCTGGCCCCTGTCGATACAGGGATGCCGGCGCCGCCGCCGACTCCAGCTGTTCCGACGCTGGATGCTGCGCCGAATACTGCATACACCCCGCAGGTTCCTGGGGCTATTACCATAACCACAGCGCCGACTCCAGGGGATCTCACAGTAGGGGATGTTACTCCAGCATTCCCGGCTGACCCCAGTATTCCTACGGCTCCGAGTCTTCCTGACAGCCCAGATACGACAGTTAACGTATCCTTTCCCTCGGTCCCGACGCTGCCTACTCAGCCTGGGTTTGAGGAAGCACCTGAGGTTACTGATGTAGTATCAGGATTCCCTGACGATCCTAACATTCCTGATGCGCCGGAAGTCGTTACAGCGCCTTCTTTCGAGGAGGTTACTCCAGACTTCCCTACGAAGCCGACTCTTCCCGAGGCTCCGACGCTGGTCAGCGCGCCAGAGGTTGGTGGGATTACCTCCAACTTCCCAACAGCGCCGGCGATGGAGAATGCTCCAGGGATCACGGACACCCCCACACTCGCAGAACTAAGTTTCAACTTCCCGGAGTCTCCGACCCTTCCAACGCCTCCGACCTTTATTGATCCTCCTACCATTGCTGAGCTAATAGCCAACTTCCCAGGCAGGCCGACGTTGCCCGACAGCCCTGATGTGGGAACAGCGCCAGTGGTTGCAGATATAAATCCGCTGCCATCGAAAGAGACATATCCTACTGAGTCGATCCTAGATGCCTCGACGTATGATTTAATTTATCAGAAAGAGTCCCAAAAGATCACGAAGCAGGCGCTGGCCCAGGAATGGGATGCTGTTAATATGTCAGCATCCCTTGGTCTTGGGATGCCGCTGCCGGCACTGAATAGTGCGTTAAGAAAGGCGCAGCAGACTAAGCAGGAGCTTCTCAATGAGGTTGCGTTGGCTCAGGCGACCCAGGAAGCGAAGGATAGAAGAGAGGACAAGCAGTTTCTTCTTAAGCTAAATCAGGATAACTTCTTCCGCTACGAAGAGCTTGTGTTAAACAGATGGCGGGAAGAGGCGACGGTTAAGTTAAAGGGATGGGCTGATAAGGCCAGCGTCACGTTACAAGCATACTCTACTAAAATAGAGGGGATTCTCAAAGAGTTCTCCACAGCGTCCGATGCTGAGGCTAAGCGGCTTCAGAGTGAAATCGGGGTGGTTACGCTACAGCTACAAGCATGGCAGCAGCAAAGTACCCTAGCGCTGGACAGCTATAAAACCCTATCCCAGGTTCTGTCTTCCGTATATCAATCAGATATTGACGCGGAAAGTAAGAGAGTCACAGGGGAGATTGAGTTACGAAAGATGCTGATGGATAGTTGGCAGCGTGAGAACTCTATTGCTCTCCAAGGTTTTCAGGTAGAAAGCGAGGGCAAAGCCAGGTTGTTCTCGGCAACGACAGAGGGTGAGGCTAAGAGGCTACAAGCCGAGACCCAGGTCAAGCAGCTTGTGTTCGAGTCTTGGGCAAGGGAGCAGCAAGTTAATCTTGAGTCGTTCAAGACGGCTTCCGAGACCCTTGTTAGTATCTATCAGGCGGAGGTCACAGCGGAGAAGAGTCGGCTCGAGGCGGAGCTGTCGTTCCGGCAAATTCTCCTAGATGCGTGGGCTAAGGAAGAGGGGCTGAAGGTTGAGCGGTACTCCAAGACAGCCCAGACGCTATCAACCATTTACTCCGAGCGGGTTCGGGCGGAGGCAAGTAGGATTAGCGGGGAAGTTGAGCTGCGGAAGCTGCTTGTGGACTCATGGAGTAAGGAAGAAACAATCAAGTTCGAGTCGTTCAAGACGCTCTCTGATGCTTTACTCCAGCAATACTCTACAGAAACCCAGGCTAAGTCGTCCGAAATTGGCGCTAGGGTGGAAGAGCGGAAGATGGCAGTGGATGCGTGGGCGAAAGCAGGAGGGATTGATCTGGATAGATATAAAGCAATCTCGGAGACTCTAATAAAAGAGTTCGAGAACAAGAGCCGGAATGAGGCGACTAGGCTGGAGACGGAAACGAGAATCCAGTCTCTTCTTGTGGATAAGTGGGCTAAGGAGGAGGGGCTGTCAATTGACAGCTATAAAGCAGGGGTGTCGGCGCTGGTTGAGAAGTATCGGGCTGATGGGGCTGTGTCGGCTTCGGTGAATGAGACGGAGCTGGGGACGCGGAAGCTTCTTCTTGAGGCGTGGTCCACCGGGGCGAAGGTTGAGGCGGATACGTTCAGCGCTGTGACAAAGGCTGTGATGGACAAGTATGGGTCGGAGGTCCAAGGGAAGGCTGCGGGGATTGATGGTGAGGTTAAGTATAGGGATTTATTGACAAAGGTCTGGGAGGCTAAGGTAGGCGCTGAGCAAGAAGGGTTTAAGGTTGAGACAGACGCAGCGACCCAGCGGTTTGATGTTGAAACAAGGGGGGCAGCGGCGCAGCGGGATAGCTCAGTTAAGGCTCGGCAACAGGCGGCGGAGACCTGGAGTTCCGAGAATAAGATCAACATTGACTTGTACTCGGCTGAGGTAGATTCGCTGGCAAAGCAATATGGGATTAAGGTTGAGGATGCCAGGTCGAAAAGAGGGTATCTGGGGGAGTTTCAACGGGCGCAGGCTACAGCATTTTCGGCGTATGTGAGCGCTGAGGTTGAGAGGTATCGGGCGGAGACAGGGGCGAAGATCAGCGAAGCCGAAGTGGCGGCGAAGATCACAGCTAGCAGGTATCAAGCAGAAACAGAAAGGTTTGTTGCTGATATTGAGAGGTTGAAGACGCAGTTGGCTCAAGAGGCAGAAAGAAGAGAGTGGGTCTTTACCCCTAAGAAGCTGGAGCTTGATGCTAAGGTTGCGGAGACTAAGGTTGTTGCGGATATTCAGGCGCAGATCGCAAGGGTGTCTCAGGAAGCCGTTTTTTCCATAGCCCAGCTTTACACTAACATGCTGCAGGCCTGGTTGAGTGCGGCGAGCTACAATTTAAGTGGTAGTGCTAGTTACAGCGCGTCGGATAATACGCAGATTAGTGAAAGCGAGTCTACGAGTTACTCAACAACCCACAGTACTCAGAATATTACAAGCGAGAATACAAACCATAATTATAGTTATGATGATAGTGAATGGTGAGGTTGTAATTACATCGTTCATCGTGAACGATGTACATACAGAATGAAACAGCCAGCGTTATTTAAGCAAAGAAGAGGGCGGGTTAATGCCGACCAGCCCTCTTCCCTTGCTGCGCCTCCGTTCGAGGGCCAAGCACGGCATTTTAATTCAAGAAGCCAAACCCCACAGCTAGGGGACGAGAAGGCTTTAGCCTCAGCGTTTGCCCTACTCGACAAGCAGGTCACAAACAGCAAGTCAGAGTTTGGGTGGAGAAAGTGGGTATTGCCTGATGGAAGAGTAGCCAGGATGGTTATTGATAAGTCAGGCACGGATACGGTTAGGCGGATTGAGATTCCAGCCCCCCTTCTGCCGAAGGAGCCGGAGAAAGAGGCTCCACAAGAAGAAGAGGAGTTCAAGCCCCTCACTCAAACAGCAGTCCACAGATTCGGGTTCCCTGATTATGCTTGTGGGTTAGTAATCTCTCCCACTATAAAAACTATAACAGTACCAGCTCCTACGGAAGAGGACCCAGAGGCGGTAAAGGACATTGATATTATCAATGGAGTGCGGCTTTCGGAAGAGGGGCACTATCGGGTTTTTTACGAAGACTCTCAAGAAAAGCTGGCCGTTGACCTTCCTCATGACTTTGCGACGCTGGCGGATTATGACAGCGAACGTAGATACAGCATTCATCACAGGGTAAAGTCAGGCCTGTACACAGGCTATATGAGGGTGCTTGTTCAACTAATGCTGGGGCTAGGTAACATACAAACTAAGACGTATGAGAAAAGGAGGATTAAGCTAGGAGACTTTAAGGTAATTGCCCCAGATGGATATGCCCCTATAAAGGAAATAGCTAAGAAGTGGGGGTTGTATAGTAGTTTCTATAAATTGTACTCCGCGAGAAAGGATGGGGTAGCCCCGAAAGTTGAGGTCAAGTTTGATTATCAGTTTGGTAAGACACATGGGCTGACCAAGGCAGATGATGGGCAGTGCTATATTATAGAGATTGGGATGGATGGCGCGTATGCGTGGCCGCTGGAAATAGATCCTTTGAGCAAGACGCCAGCAGGAAGAAGGAGGTGTGAGCTTCTATATCCTGAGTTCTTTGAAATTGATTCTACGGGACAAATGCTGTTTGACTATTTCGGCGGCTTCCCGTCAGGTAAACAGTTTCCTAAAGATAGAGAGGAAAGGCAGCATCTAATAAACGCTGGGGAGATATTAGAACTTTGTGATGACTTATCTGATTTCTATTCCAAGTCCTTCTTCTCCAGCTCCCAAGGCTGGGCTTTCGCGCAGACAGCTAGGGAAGCTGTTAACACAGTGTGGTATACGAATGCTCAGGGGTATAAGGTAACTTCAGCGTATGCTTTCCACTGGAGCATTGCGGGGAGCAAGAATGAGTTGTTTGAGGAGGAGACTTCTAGGGTTGTTGCTATAAGGAATGCAATGAAACAACTGGGGATATTAAAGGAACCCTGGTATGAGAGGAAACTGTTAAGGATAGAAAGTGAGTGGGGTGTTGCAGAATATGAGCCCACACGCAATCTTTATATGAACTTGATGAGCGCATTATACGATGATCAGTTTGGGGATGTTACTGACGAAGAGAGGGAGGATTTATTAGAAGAGTTCCACGCAATTAAGGTTACGCCGAAGTTTGCTTACTCAGGTTCTTTAACAGAGCAGCAAACAGGGGTTGTTTACTCTCCTGCGCGATACAACCCTCCCCCACCATATTGCATGAGTTATTATCACCACAATCATCCTCAAATAAAGTTTCCTGAGCCGTTGCTTGGCATTTTCCTAATTACCTTCAACTTTCAATGTACGGAAGACGCGAAAGACCCTAAGCCGACCTTATGTGATGCTCCAGTGTGGGTTGGTTTTTTTGGAGATCAAAAGATACAAATCAATTACTGGTGGGAGGACCAAACAGCTCTGCGAGAGGACTACAATAAAACAACAAGGGAAGAGTGTCAGTTTACAGGGGAATGGGTGGAGACGAGATATAGTGGCTTCCCAGGGAATATTCAGGGTAACTTCTATGCGACAGATATTGATTTAAGAAAGCAGGTTGAGGGAGGGACTAAGGCAACAATCAAGTACTCAGGTCAGGATGCGGGTACTACGGATTTTATGAGGTTTATAGATATTTTTGCCAGATGCTGTAGCATCAGAAGACAAGTTTTCTTTGATTATCTCAGGGAAGAGGATGGTGTTGCTAGCGAAAGATTCAGATCCGCTATTGCTATCCCCTTCAACGACAGGTCTGTTTATTATTCAGTCAAGCTAACCGAGCAACAAGGGGTTAGGCACAACATAAGCTGCTCAGGTATCTATCAAGGGGGCACGTCAGGATATGTGAGGTATGGGAAAGTTTACCATTTTATATGCCATTGGGCAGGGTGCCCGGTTCCTCCTAGAGTAAACAGGCTTATGGAAAGTGATGAGGATTGTGTGATGGGGGAACTGTTGGAGATGCAGTACGCTCCCTCATGTTTCGAGAGCTATGGTCCTCCAGGTTTTCCTTATTACAAGCCCTGCCTCGAGGGTGATAAGTGGGGACATGATGGAGGAATCTGTCTCTTTTCAATGCCTTTTAATATAAATGTCCAGGGGAGAAGGGCGTTTAGCGAGACCACCAAGGAGGTAAATGTGTTTGACTGGGAGGTTAGACTGCATGGAGATACGCACATTGGAGGGAAGAAAATAGCGTATGAGCGGATTGAAGAGGAAGGGGCTGTAATCTTCGATACTACGATGAGCCTATGGTGGTTTATGACCTCTCTTAATTCCTGTAACATTGGAACAAGAGTAGAGGTTGGGGTGAACAGGTGGGGCACCCCTCTTATCAATTATGACGAACAGATTGATCCAATGCGGGCAGATCATTCTGGCGAACCAGAGTCTCTGTACTCTAGCCCGAAGTCTACTTTTGTAGGCTACGTTTCTAACAAAACACCTGGAGATGAATGATGGCGAATACACTGTATAGCAACGCGCGGAAGCTGTTTGTGACTAAGGGAATTGACTGGGAGAACGATACGTTTAAGTGTTTGCTTATTAACACGGGTTCGTATGCTCCTAACTTCGAAACGCATCAGCACCTGAGTGACATTGGTTCCAGCGCGCGGGATTATGGCTCCAGCGGCGTAGGAGGAGTGCTGATGGAGAATACTGTAGTCGATGCGAATGGCGCTGTGGACGCTGACGATGTTCGGTTTGTGGCTGTAAGTGGGGATACGATTGAGGCTATCTGCGTGTATATGGATGTGGGAGGTGTAGAGGCAAACAGCCCTCTTATCTACTGGGCTGACACAGCGACGGGTTTGCCGATAACTCCAAACGGAGGCGACATTATTATCACCTGGAACAACGGCACAAATAAGATTTTTCGGGTTTAATTTGCTGGTTACTCTTCAGAGGGAGGGTTTTTAGACCTCTCCCTTTTCCTGTAGCGTGCCGACTTGGAGAATAGAGATGGCTGTATTACGAGTTCCTTCCCAATACTCAACGCTTGCAGCAGCACATACTGCTGCCGCCCCTTATGGAGATACAATTTTAATATCAGATTTTGTTGATTTTGGTAGTGGCCTAACTATTACTAAGCTGGTGAACATTATTGTTGACTCAGATTACTATAGTAATTCTTACGATGGGTTTGATGCAATGCCCGTTTTTGGGACCAGTGTTGATCATGGGTTTCTCATAACTACCAATAATTTAGCCCAAGCCCCTTATGACAACTTTCCTGTGGTCTTTGAGGGGATTAAGATCACGAGTCAGTATGGCTGCGGGATCTTGGAACTGAATGCTAACGCCACTAATAGAACTCACTCGGTGGATTTTATTTTCAATAGATGCCTTCGTACTTATGTAGGTACTTCTGGAGAGTTAGTATATTGTCCTCAGAGTACAAACTACTTAACCAACTTTAACTTTCTTGTTAAAAACTCTGTCTTTGATAAGTTCAGCAATAGAACTTTAACTTTGGGGCAACACACAGGTTCCTACTTTACAGTGGAAAAGAGTGTTAGGATAAGCTCAGCACCCTACTATCCCACCGACCCTGGAAATATAAGTTATGGTATAGATGAAGCCAGAAACACTTCGACTCTTGATTATGGAGTTGGCTCATCAGCCGCAGGCTTCTATAGTGACTCTGTTGCGACTACTCTCGCGGGGGGGCAGTTTTGGTCTGTTTCTGGGCAGATTCAAAACATTCCAGCGGAGATAGACGTAAATGACTTCAAGGTACTTCTCTTCAGAGAAGACCCGACAAACCCTAACTACCCTCAAGGGCCAATAAAAAACACGACTCCAGCGGCAGATGGGACATGGCAGTTTAATTTTATTGACTTTGGGTACAGGTACGGAATACTAATCAATCCTCCAGACGGGATGAAAGGGCATTGGCTCAAGTGGTATAACCCAGTCGCGCCGGTATAACCAATGTCTTTCGAGCGAGGTTTAATCCCTTATGAGGTCAGTACTCTAGAGGTACCTGAACCAGAAGTAGGGGTTACCCAATATGTGACTCCTGAAGGGTACTTGTTTTTTCAAGCAACCCCTTCTTGTATTGCGTATGAGCCAGGGCTCGAATGGTCTGTTTACCCTCCAGTAGACCTTACTCTAGAATATTGGTCATGCTATGCGCCCCCAGGATCAGCAGCTAGTGTAGTTGTTTCTTATGAGGTAAATGATAGATATGCTGCCCACGACGGGGTAGACGCTTTTCTTCCTGGGAGTTTTGAGGCGGGGGTAACGCAAACTGTACTCCAAGAAGGTATAGATGCTTTAGAGGCTGCAATAGTTTGCGCAGGGTATGACCAGGGGACAGAGTGGCCTCTTTATCCCCCGGCGAATATCACCTTAGAGTATTGGACTTGTTACTCACCCCCTTGCCCTATTCTGGTATCTTACGGAGAAGTATCGGACAGGTATGCGCAGCAGACAGGGTTAGAGTTTTTTGAGACTGGGCTGTTTCAAGCTGCCCTACTACAAGAGGTATTTGTAGAGGAGCACTCTTCTCTTGAGGGACCCCAGCTGTGCGTTGAGATTCCTCAAGAGACAGATTGGCCTTATTATCCTCCAAAGAATATAGTTGTTGATTACTATGTTTGCTACGCTCCTCCTGGCCCAGCGAGCAATATAGTCGTTGATTACGGAGACCCTTATAGCAGATTTGTTGAGTCAAGCAGCTCAAGCTCCATGCTTGAGCTGCCCCAGCCTTTGGTCGGAAACTCAGTTTATGTTACTCCTGAGGGAGAGGATTTCCTCGCGGCAGAGCATAAGAGCTGCGTGTCGGATGGTAGTGAGGAGGCGGGGTTTACTATTTACCCTCCTCCATATCCTATTGTATTAGAATACTTTTCTTGCTACGAACCTCCACTCCCTATTGTAGTATCCTATGATACTAACATTGAGATATTCAGTTTTCATGGAGAAGACTTCCCAGCGTTTGGGTCTCCATTTGTTGGGTATCCCGGAGATAGGTGGCTTGTTTTAGATGAAGGGCTGCTTGCGTCTTCCTATAGTGTACCTGGAGTTGCAAAGCCCGCACTGATTTTTGTAGAAGAAGTTGATTTGTTTGAGGGCAGCGAACCCGCTCTCTACAATAGTACAAACAGGACTCTACCTCCGATAGGTGGCGAGGATTACTTAGAAGCACCCTCCTTCGTTTATTATATTACTGATGAGGAGGGCAATCTCCCAGAGACGCAACAGGCTACGACTTTCGATGTAAGAACCTGGGAGCCGGGAGACCACTTTGTACAGAACAGTCTTGATGTTCTTATGTCGCTGGTGTTCTTTGCAGAGCAAAAGAGCACGTTTAAGACCAGCGAAGATATAGAGGTTGAGAATGTAACTCGGAGGGTTCTTGTTAATCCCTGGGTAGGGACTACGGGAATAGGTGAGTTTGAGGTTTATTTCCCCGAGCCAGTGATCGTAGGGGATGATGATTTATTTCGTCATGGTCTGGAGGAGGTGGATGAGGACATAGAGTTTGCTACAACGATAAGCCTGTTTAGAAGGTTTGTCGGGTTTGGTGAGCAAGTAGGTTATTTTGCGTCAGAAGAACATGCGCTGGTTTTTGATCAGCATGTGGAGGTTCCCTGGCTTGTTCCGACCAGGTATGAAACTCCTGGGGTCGTTCGGCACCTGGAGATAGCACCAGAGGGGCATACTCATACTCAAATAGGAGACATAACCTCTGGCTTCGGCAACGTCGCTGTTACTAAAGGAGTAGATACTTTATTAACAGATGGGCATGGTGTCAGGCGTCATTTACTTTATATCAAACAGCCCACCTGGGCTTCTATGTTTGAGCCCAGTTTAATTACACAGATATGGAACCAAGATCAGCACTTACTACATTTAGACGGAAATGCTGGCGAGCCGTATGATGAGATAGGAGAGCGGGTTCTTGTTCTAAATGTAAACAGGGAGATCCGGCTTCCGGGGAATCCTTCTCTAAGAACAGGGGATTTGTTTGATACAGTAGGAAGGTCTGGGCATCCGGTTCATGTTCCTGGGGAGTCAACTCTATCCCCCGGGGAGCTGATGGTTGCCGACGCTGTTCGGTATTTCGACATCCCAGCAATTTCCTCTTTCACCACAAGCCCGTATCATGTTTTAGCAAACGCTGCGCTGAACTTTACCCCAGCGTCTGTTGATACAGAAGAGACAGGGAAGCCGGTTGTTTGGTGGGGGCAGCGATCTCTTACCCACAGAGGGTCTCCTCCGTTTGGGGAAACAAGCGAGCCTATGGTTACTCATGGGCTGCGAAGCTGTGAGGTTAAGGGTAATGTGCAATCTGAGTTTGAGCATGGGATTTTCCAAATAGGATTAGAAGAGATATTTGTTTTCATTGATGAGTGCAAACCTCGGGTACAACAAGGGTTTACTGTAAAAGGGTATCCGGTCCCGGAGTTGGGGATAAAGCCGTCGGATCAGTTTATAGAGGGTGGAGTTAAGAAGGTTGTTAATAGGAACTTTGAGGTTACTCCTTGGGATGTCTCTTTGTTCAAGCAAGAGTTACCTAGTATTGATTTGTTTGTTAGAAAGGTTGAAAGCCCTGACTGTTTCTTCTTCACTGCTGGGGCTAAGAATACTGTTGCGGATTCTACAAGGAAAGTTGCCGTGGCAGGGGTTCCTTGTTTATTAACAAGTATGCTGGATGTAAGGAACGAGCTGCTTGCCCCGCCTTGGCTGATGCAGCTGTTTCTTTGGCCTCCTGGCTACCCTGAATTAGACTTTCCTTCCCTTACTGAGTTTGGGGAAACTGAAGTAAAAGCCCCAGGGGTTTTCTTTAGCGATAGGTCTCCTTTTACAGAGATAGATGAGCCTGTCGTTCAGGCAAACAACATAAAGAACCACAACCACATAGACTTCTTTAAGAGGTCTATTCACATGGTAACTCACGCGAATAGAGAAGTGGCTCCAGCGGGGGCACCGGATGATTGTCGAGGGGTAAGAGACCCTGAGATTCATTGTATGCTGTGTGGGCCACTGGAGGATTTAAGCCCTGGGCATGTAATATCTCCTAGATTTCTTGTTATAGAAGAAAGTTGTGACTCTTTTAATATGGAGACAGGAAGCCCCACATCGTCGAAGTATTGCTCAGATTATTTCAACTATGTCTCTAAGATAGAACATTTCCACAGAATATGTAAGGGGCAGGAGACAGGTTCTACTCAGTTACAAACAGAGCGGCCAAAGCTGTCGCTTGGGATTAACAAGGTGGAACCCAACGCGGATACCTTGACAAACTATGGCTGGTTTGGTATAATTCCTCGCACGCAAAGAGTTTGGTCTGCGGGTGGGGATGATTTGCTGGTTTCGGAAGAGCATGATACTTGGAGAGAGCATGTTTCTTTTGATATTACAGTAAGCCCAAGTTCGGTCTCAGGGCTGTTGTTTGGGGCTTGGGAGATTCAGAACCAGCATCGAGAGGTTGTGCCGGATTCGGGGATTACGTTCTTGTGGGGGGACAATAATCCGATGGTGCATTTTGAAAGGGAGGTTATTCCTGAGCCCACTGACACTGATCAGCATTTTCAGATGAATAGGCTAAGCCACGATCCTCAGTACCCCCAAATAAACGAGGGGCCTCTGTTAGAGGAAACAAGGTGGGAGTCAGCGCCGTGGGTCTTCTCGTTCTGGCGAGAGGGGATGATATACCCGTTCTCGGCGGAGACAGAAAAGTACGGCAGGCCTGATGTGAGGAGGGCGGCATGAGTGAGGTGACGTATGAGGGGGATGAGGAGGAAGTACGACTGGTGCTGATGGAGGCACTGCGGCTTTCAACACAGTTTCGGCAGCTTAAAGAGGGGTTGCGGCTTACGCACTTTGGCAGGTGTTTTCAATTAAGCCGAGGCGGGCTTGTTTATCTCTTAGAGCATGACAAGCAACGACGAGTTCACATTGTTATCTGAGGTATGAGACATGGCTTTTAATCCCGCACCAACATCGCTGTTCACTGGGTATACGGATGATGGCAGCGCGCTGACGATTCCGCACGCGGCGCTGGGGGCGAATTTCGAGTCAGGGGATGCGAATGCGAGCACGGGAGACTGGCGGGCGATCATGCTGGCTATCTTCCACACGCTGTCGAATCACTGGCAGGCGCTGGCGACGGATGATCGCCCAAGTGGGTTTGTTGTAGGTTCTGTTTCCCAGACCCAGCAAACGACCGGCGACTTTACTGGCAAATGGCGGATTGAATATCGGTTTACTATATACGCCGACCTGCCGCTGCCGAACATCGCTGACGAGCCTGTGTGATGTATCTAGTCAACCGGAATAGCTTTGCTGTTAGTACGCTGACGGCTGAAGCAGCTTCGGTGGCCTCTGAGGGGGACAAGCTCCTCCTTGGGGGTTTAAGTGGGTTGTTTGAGCTGGGGGAGGATTTTGCTGAGGGGGAGATCCGAACGGGGTTGATGGTGTTTGGCTCGCTTAAAGGGAAGAGGTGTTTAGGAGTTGAGGTTCATGGAGCGAAGCCGGCTCGGGTGGAAGTTGCGGTGAGTTGCTGGAAGGATGGGTTGGAGGAGACAGGGGTTTATGTGGACTCGCTGGCAACAGGGGAGGTTAATAGGGTTGTGCCAGGGAGGAGCCAGGTAGGGGAGAAGTGGAGCTTTGGGTTTAAGGGAAACCCTCTTGCCCTTACTGGGCTGCTGTTTAATATGTTTACACTGGCGAGGTGATGTGATGGCTGCTGGATATGTTGGTGATGAAGAACTGCTGGGGCAGGGTAAGAAGACTCCAAAGGGCAACAATCCAGTAGCCCCTCCTGTTTATGGGGATGATGTAATTAGTAAAAGAGGGACTCCGCTTGTGCCCAGCGGCGGGCAACAGGCGAAGCTGCTTAATGAGCAGATCCCAGCGGATTACCTTGGCAAGCCTGGGTTTGCGGCTGTTCCGAGAGATGTTTTTGATACAACTGCTGCGAATCCTCCCCAGCAAATAAGGGAGATTCCTAAGACGCCGACCTGGATGGAAAATGCTAGGGCTGAGGAGAGCCAGCAAAGCACGGAGATGTTTGAGGCGCCGAAGAAGCCTGAGGCACTGAATATAATGGAAGGGCCAAAAGGGCTGCCTACGCCGCTGCCCCTAGAGAAAAGGAAGATGTCTAATATGGACAATGCTCGGCAAGCTGCCTTGTGGAGGAAGCCTCGAGAGGATGGTGTTGGGAAAGCTGTTAATTTTGCCAGGGATGTAGGAGCAGGGTTTGCGGCAAAAAGTAAAGACATGGTTAATTCAGCGGCCACAGCAGTATATGATCCCGTAGAGCGGTTTGTTACTGAGCTAGTAACAGGGGAAGAGACGAAGGCGACGGATTATAGGAGGCCGGGGTTGTTGCAAGATCAGTCGAAGCCAGTAGGAGGGGGGACAGCGGGAGGGGAGACTCCGCAGCAAAAGCTAGACAGGTTGGTTGCTGAGGAAGAAGCAGCAGCAGCAGCAACAGACTCTACCCAGCCTCAGGGGGTTAAGCGGCTTGCGGATGCTGAGGGTAACACGACGGGGTTTACTGACGGGAGTCCTGCATTTAATGTTAGCCCGGAGAAGGTGGAAGAGAACCAGGGGGTTCTTAATGGTCTGATGAGAAGTAGGGGAGAGCTGGAGGGGCAGGAGAGGGGGGCACTGCCCCGGAGGGAGGCGCTGCCAGCGGCGGGGGTTGCTGCTCAACAGGCGGAGAGGGGAGGCGGGGTGTTTATTCCTAAACCCATCACAATGCAAGAGGCTATTGTGGATTATGCCTCTGGCCGAGTGGGGTCGCAGGGATATTCCATGTTAAGAAACCTGGATATAAGCGCCCGAAACGGAAGCAAGGCGGCGAAGATGATTCTCCTCTCCTTAAAAGGAATGAAGCATGGGGAACAGGGTGCGTCGCCGGCGGAGGTGCTGGCGGTGGCTAAGGCGCAGGAGCAGAAGCGGGCGAATGCTGCTAGCGAGGGGATGGAGCAGGCGAAGTTTGCTAGGGATCTGAACAATGATGAGTACAATAGGAACAAAGATCAAAAGGAGTATGAGTTAGATGCCATGCAAACGGCGAAGGAGCTAGATGAGTATGCAGCGACGGAGCCGGAGCGGGTTTTGGAGCAACAAGAGAAGGTTGCTGAGATTGGGTTTAAGAATGAGGAGTATGCACGGAGCTTTGACTCGTTGAAGAATGCGCCGGACGGGGCGTATGCTCAAATTTACTCCAGGTTATACAGGATGACGGGGAATGCTGCGGATGCCCAGGCTCACTTCAACCATTTCATCAAAGATGGGAAGACTCCTGACGGCAAGCCGCTGAATGGGAAGACTATTCTTGAGGCGTTTGACGCACAGTACGGAGGAGGGCAGTGAAACCTGATGATCTATTAAAAAAGGTCATGGATCAGGCGAATAAGCTGCAGGCTAGGACGAAACTTCCCACAGGAGGAGATGGAAGGATGCTGGAAGAGGCGATTAACACCTCAGCTAACGCGAAAGGGTTGGCTAGTCTGACAACTAAGAAGCCTCAAGCGAAGCGGCTGTAAGTACAACGTGCATGGTGAACGATGTGAATACATTTCCTCTCCCCAAATTGCCCAAGATCGCCTCGCCCCAGCAATTAGAGCTGCCTGACCGGACTGTTCTTAATGATTTTGCTTATGAAGAACCTGAGTATAAGAAAGCAGCCAAGGCTTTTGGGCTGGAAACCAAGGCGCTGGGCGGCGGCGCCGTTGCGCTTGGGGCTGAGGCGCTCAAAGGGGTCACTCCAGATGTAGTTGACCCATATTTGGACAAAGCCGCAGACTGGGGCATGGGTGTTTACGAGGATCAGATGGCGCTGATCCCTCAAAGGGACTTGACAGCGGATGTGGAAAAGATTGAGGACATTAAGTTTGGGGAGAAAGGTGGGTTCGACAGGTTTACGGACTGGGCCTCGTACCACGGGACGAAGGGGTTACTGGATGTCGCTACGATGGTGGCTGGAGGCGGCATCGGCGGCGCTGTGGCTAAGACGGCAGCGCGGCAAGGGGTTAAGAAGGCTGTTAAAGGGGCAGCGACAGATCAGTTGAAGCGAAAGGCAGCAGAGGCTGGGGCTAAGAAGGTTGCGACAGCAGGGAAGGTTGGGCAAACCCTCGGTAGCACAGTGCCAATGGCGGCGAAAGAGGGCGGTGGGAGCTATGGTTCGCTCGTTAGTGAGGGGGTTGCACCTGAGAAGGCGGTTTTGCCCAGCTTGGCAGTGGGTGTTATCAATGCTTCTTTAGAATATGTACCTGTTCTTAGTGCGCTGAATAGAGTTAAGGCGGGATTTGGCCGGGAGGCGCTGGGTGCGGCGATTCGCAGCGATGCTACGCTGAAAAAGAAGGCAGCGCATATTGCTAAAGAGGCGTTATATGGGACGGGTTCGCAGGCAGCGCAGGAAGGCCTCACTGAGGCGACGCAGGAACTTGTTACCATGGCAGCGGCTAGGATCACCAAGGATGAAAAGCTGCTTGCGCCGCTGAGCGCTGAGGAGAAGAGTGCGTTCTGGAATGCGATGGCTGTTGGTGGGCTTGTTGGCGGCGGTATGGGCTCAGCCACAGGTTCTGTCAAAGGGCTCGGGGAGACTATGGTTAAGTCTCCACAGGAGCGACAGGAGGAAGCGGTTGCGAGGGAAGAGGCTCAGGCTAAGAAGGAACAGGCTGCGCACGAGGAACGGATTAAGGCAGCGGAGGGGGTTGTTGAGGGCAGAGGCTTGGGGGATACTGAGGCTGGGCTGAGGGAAGCAGGGCCGGATGCTGGGTATGAGGCCCGAAGCTTTGTACAGGATACTGTCCAGCGGGTTCCTGAGAGTCAGCAGGATACGGATTCCCGACAAGATACTGAGCAAGAAGAAGAGCCGTCTTATACCCCTAGACAGCATATTAAGGATATGGAGAATAGGGAGGTTAAAAGGAAGTTTGAGGAAGAGCGGCTTGCGGAGCTGCGTGAGAAAGCTGAGCTTGACCCCGAAGCCGCTAATGAGGCTAAGGCGGATGCGATGGCGGAGGCCAAGGCCAAGGTAGCGGCGGAGGCTAAGGCTAAGGGGAAACCTGCGCCTGCGCCTACGGACTCCTTAGAACTCCCTCCAGCCCCACCTCCGACCCAGGAGGAGCAGGCTTACGATGAGGAGATGACTCAGCAAGTAGAGGATTTGTGGGCGGCTGCAGCGGCTGAGCAGGAGAGATCCGCTGGGCCTAAGACAGAGGAGTCTTTGTTAAGGGAATGGGGTAAGCAAAAAGGGATTGTGGAAGAGGTTACTTTATCCCGAGGGGAGTCCTCGAGTCAGGATAAGTCGCTGGATAGTATTATCCAAGATATGACGCTGGAGGATGAAATACGGTTTACCCAGGAGACAGGGAAAAGTCCGAAGGATGTTGCTGTCGGGGAGGTGGTTAAGGAGACAGGGTATACGGCGAAGAGTCATATTAAGGAAAAAATGGCGGAGGGTTATGCCCAGGACAAGGGGTTCTTAGACACGGATGCTGGGCTTGGGATGGAGAATCCAGCGTCGCAGTACGAGGCTACGAATCCGATTAAGGAAGCTGGGATTGAGCCGGCGCCTAAGGCTCCTATTAAAGAGACAACAGACCTAGATGGGCTGAGTGATACGGCGAAGCAAAAGCTGGATGAAGGGTGGGAGGGAAATGCTGATGTTAGCTGGGATGCGTCGGATAAGCTCAACAACACTAAGTCGCTGCTCAATGCTTTTGCTAAAGGAGATCCTGTTTTTCTCAAAGAGCAGGTTGGGGCTTACGACGGCTTCTACGGAAACGGGACAGCGGCGACGGTGATAAAGGATCTGGTTGCGGAGAATCAGATTGAGGAATCAGGGAGTGCTGCGGTTACGAAGATGGAGGTAGCGGGTAAGCTGGAGCTGCCGGAGTATAATAAAGAGCTGCATGATAAAGGGTGGGACTTAGAGTTCAATACTGTCGGCTTGCCGATGTATATGAAGGATGGGAGTATCGTAGCACAGAACGTGGATGATATTGACAATTTAGTTCAACATGCTTGGACTGTGTTTACTCCCAACAAAGCTCCGAATTACGCAGACACGCTGAATGCTGGTGTTGCGATGGTGGAGTCAGGGAACTTCCCTGGGTTGAAAGCTCAAACTCAAGAGGGAGGTATGCTTGAGGGTGAGTGGGCGATGGCGATTACGGACCCGCAGAAGGAAGCGGAGTTTGCTGAAAGCTGGGGTAAGCAGACGTTGGATCTGCTTAACAACGGCGCTAACCCAGATTTTGTTTACGATATTGCGTCGAAGCTGCAAGAAGCCGGAAGCATTGATGCTTGGGAAATTAAGCAGGGGATGCCTGGTGGGGCGACGCTTAAAATGACCATTCAGGGAACGCATGTTGGGAATGCGACCAAGGTTAATTACTCCCCCGAGGACAACTCCGCTATAATGCCAACGACGCTGTTGGGCTTCTCGGAGGTTACTGAGTTCACAGGGGAGGAGGAAGTACAGAGTTTGTTTAATGTCCTTTCTGCGGTTCCTGATGTTAAGAACAAGATGAAGGAGATTAAAGCGGATAAGGAGCTGTATGGGGAGAATGCCCTGGCGGCTAAGTGGGGGTCGGAGGCAGCGTCTTTTCTTGTAGATAACCCAGCGGAGGCTAAGACCTACGTTAAGGCGCTGGGTAAGGTGCCTGTCGAGAAGTGGGAGAACTATGATGAGGGCTGGGTAGCCGGCGCGCTGCATACAGGGACTCTTTCAGGAATTAACAAGGAGGGGATTGAGAGCATGGTAAATGAGGGATTCTCACCCAAGACTGTGGCAGATACAGCGGGGATGCTGGATGAGCTGGTGCATCTTGGATGGGAATATAAGGGGATTGATAAATCAAGTTCACCGTATAAGGTTATCTTCAAGACAGACTCTCCTTCTGCTGCAATACTATACAGCCCCAAGACAGGTGTCGCTGAGTTGTTTGGCTCAGGGCAGTTAGGCGGGTCTCCTTTTGCTCCGTATCAGCTCTCCTTCGGCTCCATAGACGAAGCTATAGCAGCGTATGATAATGCTGGAGCTGGGACGGGAGCTGGGGCAACAGCTAGCACAGCCAGCGCGGCAGCGGCGGCGAATACTGAGTGGGCACCGCAGGAGCCCCCACCAGGGTATACGATTGAGTCTAGTAAAATAACCTCCATGGATGGGATGCACGTTTATTTTACCTCATTCCTGAGCAATGAGGATGCAACAGCGATTGCTCATATCCATAACTATTTCAAGTATGCAAAGATTCCTACCATAGAGAAGATCCAGCTCTATAAGGAGATGCCGAAAAGTAAGCAGGAGCTGGAATCGTTTAAGGTCAATCATCCTTATTTGTTAAGAAAGGTTACGATTGGGGAGACTAATGATGTAACCCAGGGTACGAAGCTGCTGCATGAGATTGTATCCAACCACGATAAGTATGGGTTGGAGGATGTCATGCAGGAAGCAGGGCTGTTTGCGGATAAGTTTGGGGATGAGGCATTAAAGGATGCACTGAAGTCAGCGCCAAAGAAGGTTGTTGATGTCCCGAACCTGGACGGGTGGCTGGAGGATCTAAGGCCAGAGGAGGATTTGCTGGCGGAGAATCCGTTTGAGGGTGTCTGGGCCAATTATCCTGTTAACTCAGATCACAACCCTAGCTCAGCGACTTACGGGGAAACTGGGGCGAGGTATGGGGTTGTCATTATTAACCCCAAGACAGGTAAGGTGCTGTTAAGGAAGGTTAGTAATCAGTATGAGGGGATTACCTGGGACTTTGCCAGAGGCGGCGCGGACAGGTTCTCAGATCCAGGGCCGAATCGGATTGATACAGGGCATCATACTCCAAGCAAGAGGTACATGGAGCATCCGCTGGTTGCGGCAAAGAGGGAGGCTAAGGAGGAATTCGGGTATGATGTTCAGATTGTTGGGCAGCTCGCCAAGGGGTTCTACTCAGGCCGCGATGGGACGATGGCCTCGTTGTATTATGTTGGGGTTCCCACAGGGGAGCAATCAACAGATCACCTGAGCGGGCCGCATCAGGAGACAGATGCTACTCAGTGGGCTAGCCTGCCTGAGGCAAGAAGGCTTGTGACTACTCAGCCAACGCTGGGGCCAAGTCAGTCTATGAAGCGGGATGGGTATCATCGGCCCAGGATTGCCCGCATAGCCCGCACGCTGGAAGCTGTGTTTGACTCGAACATGCAGAAGAGTGACCTGGGGTATAGAGGAAATCCCAAGGCTATGCAGGCGTATAGGGACGGGGATTTGGCTACAGATTTCCCCGCTGTGTTCAAGGCTGTGGAGAACAAGCCTAAAGTTGAGGACATGACGGAGACACAGAAGATCAAGCTGTCTTCGGCGCTGTATGTTGCGCGGCGGCTTCCGAACGCTAGTAAGCTGATGAAGGATATGGCGTACAAGCAGGAGTTTAAGAAGCGGAATGCAGCGCTGAATGCTTGGGTAAAGAGCCGGGTTGGGGAAACTGGGACGGTCTCTGGTATCATGAGCGGCGGCGCTACGCTGTCTTCAATTCAGAACAAGCTGCAGCAAACAGGCGGGAAGATTGTGCTGTCGCTGTGGCATGGGTCTAAGGATAGGGAGGCGCTGCTGGGCGATGTAATTGATCCTCAGTTCTTCGGGTCAGGTGTTGGTGGAGCTGATACGAAGGAGGGTATGTTCCTGGCTTCGACAAGGAAGGCAGCGAAGAAGTGGGCCAGGGCGAGGCAGGTGAATGTGCTGGTTGCTTTTGAGAACCTCAAGGTAATTCCTAATGAGGTAGGATATGGAAGCACCAGCTTTACCCATATTCTCCAGCAAGCAAAAGCCGATGGGTATGATGGAGTCTTTTTTAATAAGGTCCACGATGCTGTTACAGGGCGGCAGATTGTTGTGTGGAAGGGGGAGAATGTTATTGCTGGGGGAGGAGAAAATGTTGGGTTCACTGGCAAGACGCTGTATCAGACTAAGGGGGAGCTAGGGGATGCTCTTGATTTGAGTACAGCGACGGAGCTGTTGAGGGAGGATCTGGGTCCGATTACGGATGCCTTGTTGAGTAGTGGAATGCTGGAGCTGGTTGAGGGCGGCGGGCCAGATGGAGTTGCTGGACAGTACGATGCAGCGACGGATACCATTAAGGTTTACCTGGATTATGTTAGCAGCCCGAGGGAGTTGCTAGGGGCGGTGCTGCATGAGGGAAGTCATGCTAGGCTGGTTAGTGTTCTTGGGAAGTCTGCGGTTAAGTACCATGAGGACTTCTTAAAACAAGGGGGCAGCGCGGCGGATGCCAGGTTCAAGACGGCGTGGGAAGGTGCGCTGAGGTTTGGTATAGCGAGTGCGCTGAGCCCGGAGAACACAAGCGAGATAAATCGAGTTAGGGAAGAGCTGAGAAAGATTAGCCCTGACTTTCTTATGGAAGAGGACTTGGCTAACTATGTGCAGTTTGCTCAGGGGAAGGATGAAGGATTGTTTAGACGGATTGTGAATGCTGTCAAGGCGTGGTGGGCCAGCACGGCGCTGGGGAGGAGCTTAAAACAAAAGGGGTTTGGGTTTGAGTTTACGGATGAGATGGCTGTTGCGCTTGTGAGGCAGGGGCTGAGGAATCAGGTGAATGCAACAAGTGATGGGCTGTTTAATACCTACATTGCTCATACGTCAGGGGCGCAGTGGGCATCGGAGAATAAGTTTCCGCATGGCAGACCCTTGTTAAAATATGTGCTCAAAGGACAGGGTGAGGGGAACATTAGTTATGGCTGGGGCTTCTATGCGCTAGAGTCTCAGGCAACGCTGGATTATTACAAGCAGGGAGTCGGGTCGAATACTTATGGGATGCACGTTCCTGATGATATAGTGCCGAAGATGATTGAGTGGGACCGGCCTCTTAACCAGCAGAGCCCACAGGTTCAAAGAGCGCTGCTTGATCCAAGGGATGATTATTTGTTACTAAGGTTGGCGCTGAAGGCTAAGAATAAAACCTCAACATACCCTACATCTCCCTCTTTAGATATAAAAGGAACCGGCTCGTCGTTTTATTCAGAGCTGACAAAGTATTATATGGACAAGGAATATGGAGGGATGGACGGGCATATCCATGATCCTGAGACAGGGAAGCAGCAGCGGAAAAAGAACCTGGCGCGGCGGATGGCTAGTCGAAAGTTGGCTGAATATGGGCTGGCGGGGATTAGGCTGCTGGATGCAGGGTCTCGGGTTGTGTATGTTAGGAAGAACACTGATGGGACGTATGAGGTGCGGAAGGGAATTGGGCACTCTACGAAGGTTTCCACGGTTGACCAAGCGGGGCTGGAGAAGGAGGCTGGGAAGCACATTGCCGAGAAGGCAGCGCAGCAGCAGATTGGGGAGACTGTTAAGCACCCTGGGTTCGGGTTCTATAACTGGGTGTTCTGGCGACAAGAGGATCTGGATAGGCTGACTGTTGTCTATAAGAAGGGACAGAAGGTTGCAGGGAACCCGAAGAAGAATGCTGCGTATGATGTGAATGGGGTGGGGCTGCCGTACCCGGAGCATCCTGGGGTTTCGGATTATGTCGTTGACCCTAAGACCGGGGATCAGAAGTATTACTCCAAGGAGGGGAGGACTATGGCTATGGAAAGGGAGGATTTGGTACAGCAGCTGGATAAGGAGATGGGGCAAGGCTGGGTGGAGCAGGCGGAAGCCGCGGGGCTGGTTGAGATTATCAATGAGCCAGGCCCGAATGGGGAATCGGGTTCCTGGGATGGCCAGCGGATTCGGCTGTATGCTGGGAGTATGCCTGCTAGCGGCGGGCCTGCAGGGGTGCTGTTGCATGAGGGGAAACATGCGACGTTTAAGGAGGTCCTGGGGGATTCCTTGGGGCAGTATGTAGGGGATCTGCATACAATGGCGGAGGCTGGGAATGAGCTGGCTCGGCGGGCGATGACTCAGGCTACTTTGTCAGCAGCGGACTCTTTAGGAGTCGAACACTACCTGCGGGAAGAGTGGGCAGGCAGGGGGGAGCTGGATAGGGTTAGAAGGGAGGTTGAACAAAAAAGTCCGGGGCTGCTGGCGGAAGAGGATCTGGCTTATTTTGTGCAGTATGGCGCTGAGGGCCAGGGCAACGGGCTGTTTAGGAGGCTTGTTGATAAAATCAAAGCCTGGTGGGCTAGTACAGCGCTGGGGCAAATGCTCAAGGAACGGGGCATTGGGTTTGAGCTGACAGAAGGGATGGCTGTGATATGGGCGCAGCGCGGGTTGCATGGCGCGTTGAACATGGCGCGGGGCCAAGCCCAACAGTCAATGGCTGTTAATAGGGAGGCGGCTTATATGTCCGCTGCGGGGCGCGTAGGCCGGGCGCTGGATGCGGCGTTTGATGGGAACGAGTATCAGTCTCAGGCCTGGGAAGAAGTAAAGGGGTACCTGTGGACAGACCCGACGGATGGGAGGGAGGACCAGGTTAATAAGCCAGGGCTGTTGCAACGAATCCGGGCTGACTTTATTGACTACTTCGCTGAGATGGAAGCGGTTGATACAGGGGTGTATGATGTTTATTCCCTGGTGAGGAATAAGAAGGCAGCAAGGTTGGAGCAGATTAAGCAAGAGTATGCACTGCCGCTGAGGAGTAAGATTGCTGACTCGCCTTGGACAGCGGAAGAAGTCAGCGATATGCTGGCAGCGCGGCATATTAAAGTTGATGGGGTTAATCGGAAGCTGGCTGAGCGTGCATCGGATATGTATGCGAAAAGGCTGCTGAAGAAAGATGTGCTGCCGGAGGTTAGGGCTAAGGAGCTGAGTAAGGCCAGGGGATTTGTGAGGGTTGGTAAGAACCCTGATGGGTCGGATTATGTGGATGCGCAGGGGAACCAGATTACGATGTCAGCTTCGACTAAGCGGAAGCTGATGTTTGACCTGGTTAATTATTACATCCCATATGAGATTAAGCAAGGGGGCGAGCAGCTTCTAAGGAATGACTGGGAGGTGTTTAAGGATGCGGCTTCTGGGTTCTCAGATGGTGGGGTAGGCTCAGCGTTTGTGCGGGGGGTTGATCAGGTGCTGGATAGGGTCTCAGCGGATCAGGGAAAGTGGGATGAGATCACGAACCTGTATGACTCGTTGAATAGGATGACGCTGGATATATTGGAAGATGGAGGGCTGATTACGGAGGATGAGAAGGCTAGGCTGATTGGGGATAAGACAGCCTACGCGCCATTAAGGAGAGAGGCGTATAATTTGAATGACGAGATTCAAAAGATATTCCAGCAAGCTGGGGCGGGTGGCGCGAAGCAGCTTGCTACTCGGGCAGGTACTGAGACGCTGAGTGAGCCAGTGATGGCGCTGCAGAATGCGCTGGCTAAAGCAGAGGCGGCGGCGGCGGCGGCGGAAAGGAACTTTGCGAATAACTACCTGTACGAGACTATCAACCAGGATAGAGAAGGGTGGAAGTCTTGGTTCGCTGTGGTGGATAAGGACAAGTATGCGACTCATGATGAGAATGGTTTTCTGGTTGAGAAGAAATCCACGGCGCAGAACAAGTCGGATATTGTTCTGTTACGGGGAGGGAAGAAGCTGATTATTCGGCCCAATGCTCACAATGAAAGAGCGCTTGGGTTTGTGAGGGCTGTGAATAACCTGGACGCCCAGGTGCTGAACGGGCCGATGCGGGTTATGAACTGGCTGAATGGAATAGTCAGATGGGTGAATGTCAGCGCCAGCCCAGCGTTCCTGATGATGAACGCTGTTCGTGATCCGTTCACTGCGGCGTATAACATGCAGGCTAGTGAAGCTAAGGAGTATACGAGTGAGATATTTGCGAACTATGGAAAGACGTTTACGGCGCTGAAGAAAGTGTTTGTGCAGGGGGTTAGAGATCCAGCAGATGCTGATGTGCAGATGGTGGAAAGGTGGGAGAAGGCTGGAGGCCGGACTTCGTTTATTGAGTCGCTGAAGGAGATGGACGACTCGTGGGGGAGCTTTGAAGCGCAGGTTGCTCGGAGGCAAGGAGGGGCTAAGGCGCTGTTTGAGATGAAGGACAAGTGGCTGGATGGCATTGAGAACACGAACATTCTGTTTGAGAATGTCATGAGGTTGAGTACCTTCTCAGTGCTGGTTGATAAGGGGGTTTCGGAGCAGCGCGCAGCGCGTATCTCACAAGACCTTACAACCAACTTTACGAGGAGGGGGTATAAGACTCAGGCGCTGGGGGTATGGTGGCTGTTCTTTAATGCCACGGTACAGGGTAACTATCAAGTGGTGCGAAACCTGCTGGGGAGTAAAAAGCTGCAGGGGATTACGGCAGGGACTATTGGGTTTAGCCTGATGCTGGATGTCATGGGCAGGATGATGTTTGATGATTGGGATGAGATTCCTGAGTGGGATAAAGAGAGGTTTATTATAGCGCCGGTTAAGGTGGGCGGAGACTTTGTTAAGATACCAGCGCCGTGGGTGTATAACGTGGTCTGGCGGATGGGAGGAATGCTCGGGGAAACGCTGGCCGGAGTGCGGAAGCCGCAGGATATGTTGTTGGATCTCAGCGCGATGACGATGACGACGTTTAACCCTGTTGGGAGTGCAAGCTTGGCTCAGGCTATATCGCCCACAGCGATGGACCCGTTTGTGCAGATCCTAGAGAACAAGGACTTCGCTGGGAATCCGCTGGCGCCGGAGGCTTACCCTGGAGTAGGGAAGAGGCCGAATGCTGAGCTGGCCTGGGGCAGCACGCCAGAGGGGTACAAGTGGCTGGCGGAGTATGTGAACGAGGCAACAGGTGGAAGCCCTGTTGAGTCGGGGATAGTGGATCTGAGGCCAGCGGATTACAAGGTGCTGGTTAATTTCCTGACAGGTTCTTTAGGCAGGTTCCTTACTGATACGACGCTGGGGATTAAGGGTGCTGCTCAGGGGGAACTGGAGCTTGAAGGGCCAAAGGATCTGCCGCTGGTTGGTGGGCTGTTCGCTGACCCAAGTAACCCGATGCGGTCGGAGAAGTATCATACGAGAGTGGCGGCGGCGTATGGTGCGGCCAAGCTGGAGAAGCTGTATAAGGAGGGGCCGGAGCGGGATATGGTTAAGCTCATGGAGGTGAGAAGGGAGAGGGCGGGGGATCTGCGGATTTATAGGTACGCCCAAGATGTCGAGCGGCAGATTAAGGAAATTCGGAAGAAGGTTAAGCGGGCTGAGGGGAGAGGGGATGAGCGGACAATGGAGGTTTTAAGGGGCAGGATTGATAGGTTGAAAGAACAGTTTAATCGGTCGTATGAGGTAAGAGTGGGTAAATAGTTTGGGGAGTTGATCGGGGCACGAACCCCGATCTTTTTTCTGTATTGACATCGTTCATGGTGAACGATGTACATACAACCTCACAGCTTCTTTCTTAGCAGCCGTAAGCCAGCCTGGATGATGTCCTTGCCACGTTGCCTCTTTGCTTTGCCCCTTTTGGTCCGGTCGCCTGTGTGGTTTTCCATCAGCCCCAGGCCAGCGTCGAGGGCTCGAACGAGGTCTACCTCGTCGCCGGCTTCGTTGCGCCAGTCAGGGCAGCCGCTGTTTAACCTGGTGCCGCACGCTGGCTGGAATGTGCTGGCGTAGGAGGTGTAACCGCGGCCAGGGCTGAAGGAGCCTTTGTCCTCGAATTTTTGGTAGCACGGACGATAAACACAGAGCACATCACACTCTGGCGGAAGGATGAGGGAGTTGTTGTAGTATTCTTCTCGGGTTAGCTTAGGCATTATTTCTTTATCCCGTCTTCGGAGTGTCTGGCGTCGAGGGCTTGAAGCTGGTCGAGGGGAGATTCAGCCCGGCTTCGGATACAACCCTGACACCAAGGGCAGGTTAGCCTCTCGTCATAGCCACAGGCTACGTCGGAAAGGGAGGAAACCCAGGGATGCTGGAGGGGAGTTGTACTCCAGCATCCGTGGGAGGTTTTACCCGTTACCATCTGCGGCCGTCAGGGCCAGTGTCAACGTGGGTGAAGGTCTTGTATAAGCCAAGACCTCCTTTGCCCCCACGAATCTTTTTCAGGTAGTCGTAGATCTCACTTGGAGAGAAGCCTACAACCCGGATGTCAGCGGCGGTGCCCTGGAGATGCTGACTGCGACGGGCGCCTCCGACATTGCGGTTGTGCTGTGGGCAGCGGTAGCCGCTGTTGACGACGACAGGGGCATCGAAGCAAACCCGGACTCGCTCTAGGATCTCGACCAGCTCAGGGTCGATGCCGGCTTCGGGCAGCGCGCCGCAGTGGTTGCAGGCAAATTCGGCTTCGCGGAAGTGCGGGGATAGATAGCCGGGGCGCTGCTGCTCTACAGGTTCATTATCTTCCATCTCAATCTCTCCGTCAAGTTCTCTGTTCTCTTGGATTGGCTGTGAAAGAAAGCTGCTCATAGCTCTTGACCTTCGTAGTAAGGTAGAACCTCGTTGAAGGATTCGAGATCCTGTAAAGAGGAATAGACCACAGGAATCCCGCATTGGTTTGCGAACTCTGTCTCGTATCTTAGTCCGATAGAATCCTCCCAGCCAGGTAGTTGAAGGGCAACGCAGAAGCTGCATTTGGCGAGGACAGCGCGGTTGTGCTGGTGCCAGAAGTCAGCGTTCGTTGGTAGGTTGTATATAACCGCTGCATTGTGCCAGTGGGCAATTGGGCTATAAGGATGATAGCCCTGTTGGAGGAGAAGGGCAGCAGCTTGGGTATGCTGCTGGTAACGAACGAAACGGACCTCCTCTTGCGGGTGAGAGTAAGGTCCAGCTATGTATATCAAAGGCATTAGAACTCCGGGCGGATGAGGGTGGTGAAGTAGGGGAGGGTTTGTATCCAATCACAAAACAGGGTCCAGTCTGGATGCTTGTGGTGCCTGCGCTGGATGTGGATACGTCGCAATGCCTGGTAGGAGATCATTGCTGTTTGGTGGTAGATTTTGTCAGGGAGGTTGATTTGTTTTAGCTCAGCCAAAGCCGGGCCTTTTGTTCCTTTGTGGTCTAGGTACATGGCTGAGGATGTGGATAATACCTCAACGCCGATGCGGTAGGTATCCCACTCAATCATCCAGCCAACTTGGAAGTCTAGCTCAGCATACGCGACGATGCCTCTTATGGCTTTAGCATGTTCGTCGCCTGCCTTGATTAGCTTTGCTGCTAGTTTGAGGTCAGCTTCGTGGCTGGCTTTCTCATGAGACATGAGAGGGTTTCGCATAGCGCGGAGGGACTCTTCGACGCCAGCGATGGATAGAAGTTTGATTTGGAGAGGAACGTAAGACATCAGTCAAACCGCTCGGTTGAGGAGAAGTGGGGGTTTGGATGGGTGGGTCTGGCCCACTCTAATAATACATAGTTAAAGGCGTCTACGAGAAACTCTTTATTCCCGGTGGTCTCATAGAGCTGAAACTTTTCGATGCCTCTTTGGCAATAGGTTTTTGCCATACCCTCTCTGGCCTTTTCATCGTATGATTTGCCGTCGCTTTCTTTCTGCTCATAACGAAAGGCTCCCATGAGCTTGCGGACTTTGGCATGTCTGATCACCTCTTCTAAGAAGCCGTCCTCTCCGTAGACCTCGGACAGAGAGGCTTCAGCTTGGGCAGCGGAGAAGGTCTTGTGCTCCTGGATATGGGAAAGGAGCCTAGCACGAAGCCACTCTGTGTTAGTCATCGCAGGGATACAACCTGTGCTTTGGGCCTGGTGCCCGGGGCTACCTGCTCTTTGAGGGAAGCAAGGGCAGCTTGGAGGCGGCTTTTGAATGAAGCCACGTCGCAGTCAAGGGGGAGGCTAACCTGGACGTAGTGGAGCTTTTGCTCTTGCTCATGAGGGGATGCCAGGGCGATGAAGCAGGTATCATCGCTGATGGGGCCGAACTGGGCAGCGACGGGGAAGGTCTGAGATGCTTCTTTTAGCTCAGCGTCTAGGGCTTGGGCGAACTCTGAAAATTGCATTGGGGTCTCCTAAGAGTTTTTGCCGTGCTTTTTAGGGCGGGCAAGGTTAGCGAGCAGCTTGTCTACGATGACCTGGCCGATACGGATTTCGCGGCGACCACAGGTATCAGCGACTCGGATGATGGTGTCAGCATATTCAACCTCTTTGTTGTCGTACTGAGGGCAGTGGGAATCTGGGTGCGGCTTGCGGATACCCTCGATGGCTTCGCCCAGCTCGGACTGCATTCGGGCAATCTCGGCTTGCTCTACGCAAGACTCGAACCATTCTAAATCCTTTTGCTTGATTGTGTCTGCAATAAACGCTGTGCGCAGCGCGTCACGGAGGACTAGCTCGTTTTCAGTAAAGCCCTTGGCTGTAGCGGCAGCGGCGCATAGATCAGCTAGGAGGTTGATGGCTTCAGCGACGTACTGCTGGGCGGCCTCGTTTTGCTGAAAGTCGTTAATTGCGTTTTCCGCCTGGGATAACTCTGAGTTGGTCATGCTGGACTCCTGGGGCAAAGGTTCGTTGCCCGTTCTTGTCAGTGGATACTACACGAAGATGGCCTGTTGCTAATGCCTCGTCGAGGATCTGGCGTACTTCGTAGACGGGATGCTGTCGAGTTAGGTATCTTCTTAGGGTTGACTCTTTAGCAACTCCTTTCTCGGCTGTTAGGATGGCAAGCTCCTCAAGGGAACCAAAGAAACCACGGCTTGAGATAAGCTCGGAGAATAAAGCTGGCATTCGTTTTTCTGTTTGGAAGAGTAAGTCTTTGGCTTGAAGCCAGTGGTTTTCGGTTACGACCATCTCAGTGGATTCCATGGCTGAGAAGATCATGCTTAGTTTGAGGAGGTGGAGAAAGCGGCGGGTGTTGTAGTCCTCTAGTTTGTAGTGGCTGACTGCTGTCTCGTCGCATTCTTCCATGTGAAAGTAGTCAGCGGCTTTGGCGCAGTCAGGGGTTATCTTAAATGTACCTACTAGCTTGGTTAGAGATAGTAGGTATTCTGTCATTGGGCCGAGGCGATTGTAGTCTGAGGTTAGGTTTACGTCAAATAGCGGCTTGCGGTTAAGGGTTTTCTCAGCGACTAGGATTGTGCGGGAGAAGAAGCCCATCTTGAAAGCCTCTTCTGGAAAGGTTTTGTTCAGGGTCTCAGGCTGGGTGCCCAGGATCATGGCTACATGCGGCTTGCGGATTTCAGTTGCTGCCCCTTTTAATGCGCCGCTGCGAACCCGGTCGCGGAAGCTGGCGCGGCAGTTGTATAGCTCGTTGAGGTTAGAGATGAGGGCTGGGTTGTACTCAGACAGCATTGTTCCTAGTTCAGGAACGCATAAGATAAGGGAGTGGAAACTTTCAATCTCCACCCCCTTTGCTGATTGCTTTCTCATGCTAAGAACTGAGTCCTCGGCAGCGAGGGAATCAACGAGGCCTTTGGCTGATATGGATTCCTCCGCTAGGTTTAAGCCGTAGCCTGGCGGCGCTTCAAACTTGACGGAGCTGAGTAGCTCAGCGATCCTGTCTATCGCCATGTCCTTGCCGGTGCCAGGGGGCGACACAAACATGACATAGAGGTTGGGGTAGATCGGTGGCATTGAAAGGTTTGTGCGGATATGGACTCGCCTGGTTAGTGCAGCGCTGGTGCAGAAAACAGCCCCCCATGTTCGGTATATCTCTGATGTAGGTAGGTGTTGGGTGTGAGCCATCCAGTCGCTAAAGAAGGACATCAGTGGCTCCAGTCAAGTAATTGGTTCGGGGTATGACTGCGCCTGCGAGATGGGTCCGGGTGGCTGAGGCCATCGGGGTTGGAGTCTGACATGCGTCCTAAGTTCCAGCCTGTTTCTATTTCGGTAGGAATGACCCATACTCGTTTCTCTCCGGCGGGGTTGAAGATCTCGACAGGATGCTCCATTTTATCACGGATTTGGAATAATGTCAAATCCTCGTATTCGGGGTTGTATGCTACGCCAAGCTCATCGTGTTTTTGGAGCAGCAGCTTGAAGACCCTGTTGCCCTCGTTGTCGAAGTGTTTGTAGGACTCCTTTACTAGATTTAATAAGGCGATGTTCGTGTAGTCTCCAGTGGCTACAGACTGAGGTTCATAGGCTATGGCCTCTCGGATGGTGGAATCTTCAGAGGGGCGTCCGAAGAAGTGCCGAGTGCGGCCTAGGAAGGTTGTGATATAACCCTCACGCTGGACTTGCTCGATAACCCAGCGATGCCATTGAGGGATCTCGGGGAAGGCCTCAAAATAGGCGGACTGAAAATGTTGGACTAGGTTAAGGGGGATATGAGTCTGCTTCGCCATGTGCGGGGGTTGACCTCGGTAGTTGGAACCGTGGCCCAGGCGCTTTGCCATGTCTCTCATGGAGAAGTCACGGTAGACTTTAATGCTGGATGCTATTTTCTTAGCGGCTTTTCGCATGTCGTCAGGCAGGCGCCCGTACTTGGCGACAGCGCCCAAGCCGAACTCCTCTGGCCAGGGCTGGTCCTCCCATACCATAGCGCAGACTAGGGTGTGCAGGTCGCCGCTCTCACAGGCGTTAAGGTATGCGGTAGAGCCAAAGAGGCGGTAGCAAATGGCACCAACAGCGCGGGACTCTGCTTGTTCTAGGTCGGCGGCGCACAGCTTCCATCCGGGTTCAGCAACGAAGATGTGGCGTAGCTTGGGGGTTACGTTCTGAAAGTTGCCAGCAAACCCCATCGCATTCTCGGATGAATTAAGCCGGCCTGTTTCAGTGACAGCGCCGAAGGAGGCCTTGTAGTAGCCTTTGTCCAGGGGGTATTTCAGGAATCCCAGGGTCTTGGATATGTCGCTGAGCTTAAGGCAGCAGGTTATGATTGGACGTGCCCAATATGCTGCGTTGCGTGGGTCGTCAGCCTTGTCGAAGATTTTCTCCAGGGCTTCTCTATCTGTTGACGGCCCCCAGGTGTTGTTTGTCTTGCGGGCTTTTACCTCGGAGATGCCTCGGGTTTTGTTGTAGGCTGGGGCGAAGTCGGGGCTTAGCTCCTGGTGAGTAAGGTTGCCCTCGTGGCCGAGGTAGTCGTAGAAGAGGCGGAGCTTTTGGCTAGGGGAGTTGGCGTTGAAGGTTTTAAGGGGGTACTCTTTGAGGGCTTTGTGGAAGTCAGTGAGGGCTTGCTCGTTGTCTTTCTTCAGCTCTCTTCTGGTGTGAAGAGGCATGGCTTTCCACTCGTCCCATGAGGAGGGGAGGAGGGAGGGGTCAACGCCTGTCTCGGCGGCGAATCGCTGTTTGGCTTGCTCGAGGTAATAGGAGAAATATCCTATGGCTTCGATGAAGAGGTTGAGGATGCGGGAGTATTTAAGACCCTCGGCCTGGTAGTCCTGGGCTAGACGCTGCCGCGCTGTTTGGTCTACGAGGCAGCCATTGAACTCAAGTTCTAAGAGGGCGGCTTGGAGTTCTAGCTCGAACCTGTAGGTTGCTCTCATCTCGGGAGTGAGGCCCTCGTCTAAGGCGTCGTTGATCTCGAACAGCGCGAGGTTGTCCATGCCGCTATAGAAGGCAAGTTGCTCGTCGTGGGATAGAGGGCGGGTGATGGCCTCTTGAGTTGTGAGATATTTCATTCTTGCTCTCCCATCTTTGCGTCTTTACGGATACTCTTCCAGGATACGGAATCGAGGAATAGAGATGCGAGGAAGCCCAGGGATTTCTGCATCTCGGGATTCCAGCAATGGGCTTTGACCATACTATCCTCAGCGTAGTTGCGGATGCAAATGCCCATCTTTTCTCTTAGCCAGAAAAGATCGTACTTGAGGTTTTGGCCTATCTTTGGCACTGGAGATTCACATACTTGCTTAATGAACCTCCAAACTTTGGCTTCGTCCTCGCGGGACCAGTGAGCTTTATAATGGCGCTTGTTCCCGGTGCGCTGCTCAGTAACGATGGGAACCCACAGGGCTTCGGTTGGGGAGACAGCGAAGCCGACTTCGGATATTTGCTGCTTGCGGATTGTCTCGATGTCTACTGCAAGCAGGGAACATGAAGGGGAATGCTTGTCCCACCAGGAGTGGAGATCGGAGATGGACTCAGGGATTGCGATGCGGCGCATTGGAATGTTGATGTCAGGGCTGCGGGACTCACGGCGCGCTTTGAAGAAGTCAGCGATTGTGATATGACGCAGCGACCAGTTGCGGAGGACAGCAGCGGGGTGGTAGGTTGGGAGGATTTTGCCGAAGTCAGATAATGCAACGTTTCCGCGCTGTTTGGAAATGGAGGCTGGTTTGCCCAAGGCCCATAGAGCGGTGTTGCCCAGGGGGACTATGAGGTTTGGCTTTAGCTCTCTTAGCTTGGCATGGAGGGCGTGGACGTGGTGAGCCTTTTCGAGAAGGACATATTTGTGGCTGGAGCCGAACTTGCGGTAGGGCAGGGATTTGTCGATGGATACCTGGGCTGATTGGGAGGCATAGAATAGCTCGACCTCGTTGTCCTTGGGACGCTCGTTGAAGACGTTGAGTAGGGTTACTGGGCACTGGGACCAGTAGTCTATCATCTTCCACTTTGAGGTGTACTTGTATGGGAGGTTGGCGCAGGAGAAGCCAGCAGCGTGTAACATGCGCGCTAGCTCTTGTCCTGCTGTGCCGACAAAGGGGCTGCAGCACTGGGCCTCGTCCTTGCCATAGGCCTCACCGATGAATACTATTTGGGGCATTGTTCCTCCGAGAGCTGTATTGACATCGTTCATGGTGAACGATGTATTGCTTATTCCTCCCTCCTTATTTGCCGTGGCTGGAGGTG